TTGAAAAAAATGAAAAAGAAACCGAAGATAATTCTTCCGTACAAGACAAGTAAGAGAAACACTTCAGTAACAGTTTTTCCTTTCGTTTGGGTGAGTAGTGCCTGAACTTAATTTAAAACCTAAGAAAATAGACCTCTTCTCTGATGACAGAGCATTTGAGTTAATGACTGCTGCTGTTGATGAAACAGAACTATCGAAGAATAATTCTAATGATAAAGCATTTGACTGGATGCTTCGTCTTAATCAGGAAGAAGACCTTTTTAGTCAGCCTTCATCGACAGGAGTTCAAATAGATGAAGAGCAGTTTGCAAGTCAAGAATATCAAAAGCAATTACTGGGATTATCCTATAAGGATGTAGAAGGTACAGAAAAAGAAAAGGACTGGCTTGATTTACAGAGTCAGTTACACGGAACTGTTTCTGAAGATACAAGAAGTGCAATACAAAAAAGGGCTGATGAATTCTATGAATCTGGTCCAATTGGGGCAACAGCCGCTGCAGTTGCTGATTTACTTCCTGGTATTCCATTTGTTGATGTTATTGATCCTCCAAGTGAATTGCCTGGCAAAGGTATGCAAGAAGCTAGAAATATTCTCGGTAGTTTAGGTATGCTGGGAGGATTATATAAAACTCCTCAGGCTGTAGGAAGAGTAGCTACTAATATAAGAGAGCCATGGTCATACGGTGGTTCATTAGAAAAGATTAAAAGTAATTTAGGAATTATACCTGGTGGTAAAGGAGCTTTTTTTCAGGGTTTGAAAGCAAAAGATCCAAATTTCCCAATTCCTGAAAGTTATCTAGCTATAGGATCAAAAGCTATTCCTCGTAAAGTTAAGGATACTTATAACGTAATTAGAAAAGGTATAAGATCAATAGTTAAAGATGAGCCACTATATCGCGAGAGTTCAAGTTTAGCTCAACAGCTATACCTTCTAGATGCTGCTGCAGGAGATGCGAGAGAGTTTTTATATAGGACAACATTTGGATTAAAGCCAAGAAGAGGAAAAAATATTTTTGTTGAGAATGCAGATGGGACTTTAAGTTTTAATCCCAAAAGCAAGGGAGGTAGATCTCTTGCAAGAGAGATATTACAACCAGAGTTTATTGATGATTTTAAGGGCAGAAAAAACCTATCTCCTCATTCTGTTATGGGTGGATATACTAGAAAAGAATTAGGAAAAGGTAAAGTTTCATATGAAGATATCTGGGATTTTAAGATGAATCCGTCAGATTGGAGTGAGCTTTTTGGTATTGAAAAGTCTAGCCGTGGTAGGGGAAGATTTTCAGGGAAGTCTACTAAAGTTAGAGCTGGAGAAGCAGCATTAAGAGCATTGGTACATATGATAACGAAACCACCTCATATAAAAGGTGTTGTTGAACCTTTTTAATCCTTCTTGGATAGAAAAGTATAAAGATTGGGTTTCACAATAATATGAATATAAACACACAAAATATATCGCAAGCTGAAGAAGCTCTTAGGTTAGCATACAAAGATTTAATAGCGTTTGGTAAACTGTTCTTACCAAATGATTTCATGAGAAGCGAAACACCTGCTTTTCATTACAGAGTAGCAGATGCCATTGATAATTTAAATGTAAAGCAATTAGCCATCATCCTACCTAGAGGTCACGGCAAAACCGTTCTGACAAAAGCCTCTATCCTCAAGGACTTCCTCTTCAAACCACAAGATGACTTTTTGTTTTATGCTTGGGTATCTGCTACTCAAAAATTATCTGTAGGTAATATGGACTACATAAAGCACCATTTAGAATACAATGATAAGATATTGTATTATTTTGGTAAATTAAAGGGAATTAAATGGACAGAGGAGGATATAGAATTATCAAATGGATGTAAGCTTATTTCTAAGAGCAATGTTGCAGGAATCAGAGGTGGTGTTAAACTCCATAAAAGGTATGACCTTATTGTACTTGACGACTTTGAGCACGAAGCAAACACAATCACCAGAGAATCCAGGGACAAGAATGCGAATTTGGTCACTGCTGTCGTTTATCCTGCGATTGAGCCTCATACTGGGCGGTTGCGTGTTAATGGCACTCCCGTACATTACGACTCTTTTATTAATAATCTTCTTATCAATTACGAACGCGCTTGTTCAGACGGCGAAGACTTTGCTTGGGAGATAATAACATCTAAAGCAATATTGCCCTCTGGTGAAACATTGTGGCCGTCGTTCTTTAGTAAGAGTAAATTAGAAGAAAAGAAAAGATTTTATAACGATTCAGGTCAGGCTTCCAAGTTCTATCAAGAATATATGATGGAGGTCCAGAGCCTTGAAGATGCGTTATTTACAAGAGAACATATAAAATTCTGGAAGGGATATTATGAATATGATGCAGAAGAAAATCAGAACCATCTTGTCATTGGTGGCGAAAGAATTCCAGTTAATACTTTCATTGGTTGCGACCCAGCTACAGATATTGATACAAAAGAATCTGATTTTTCAGTTATTATGTGTATTGCTATTGATGTTGATAATAATCTGTATGCATTAGAGTATGAACGTCACAGGTCAATTCCGACAATCGGAGCAAAAGACATACATGGAAACTATCTAAATAAAAAGGGCGTTGTAGACTACATACTCGAAATGCATCAGAAATATCATTGTATATCAAGCACAGTAGAAGATGTAGCTATGAACAGAAGTATATTCCAGGCATTAAATGAGGAAAGAAGGCGATTAAATAAGTTTGATGTAGCTGTTGTACCTGAGAAACCAGGAGGTCAGAACAAGATAAATAGAGTATATTCTGGGTTATCTGGGAGGTTTAGTGCAGGAACTGTTTTTGTTAGGCAAAATATGTTTGATTTAATCAACGAAATTGTTACATTTGGTCCACGTATGGCTCACGATGACACCATTGAAACACTTTTCTACGCCAATATTCATGCATTTCCGCCCAATTTCGTACAAAATGATGACAAAACTTGGTATAAACCTACGAAAAAAGCAAAAAGTTGGATAGTAGCGTAATGGGACTAGTACAAGACTTAATGGCTGTTGATAAGTATGAGACTGAATCCTTACCTGAATTAGTTTCAAGGATTGAGAAAAAGAATATCAGCGATTTGGAATATATTAATAAGAAGTATTCTAAAGAGTATAAGTCTTATAATGAAGTTCCTGTAGATATACTTGAATCTGAAGGTGAAGAAACAGCATCTTTAGTAGAAATGAGTCATATATTTAGACAGTATCCTGAAGAATATGAAAGATACGCTAAAGGAGGAAAGTATTTTAATGAGAATGACCCTTATTCACCTTATGATGATGATGAAAAAGGAGGAGTTCCTAAAGAAATTTTAAAAATAATGAGTGAGCCAGATAACTATGAGGCTTTTAAATAATGAAAAGACCTGAGAAGAATAAAGGGTACAAAGGATATAAAGGTACTTGGGCTGCAAATGTAAGATTGTTCGACCAAAAGCAGGCAAAGGATGCTAAGAAACCCAGCAGGCCTATTCCTATTAGGACAATAGGTTCTGATGCAGTTAATGATGACGAAAGAAAAGTTGTTAGAAATGTTGTCAGACAATTTAAAAAAGTTGAAAAAGAGGCTAAGAATATTAGACCTTTTAGAACAATGCATATAACGGATTAATAATGCCTCCAAAAATTCCATATAGAGAAGAACCAACGACTCCTAAAATATCAGCTATGTCTCCTTCAATGAGGAAAACAGATAAGTATGCTTCTTTGGGTATTGATTTTACTGATACTGAAAGGTCAATAATAGATTTTGGTGAGACATTATGGAATCTCCTTGGGAGCCCTGTTATAGATAAAAATTACAAAAGGGTAGATTTTCCTGTAGGTGGAAATATGTCATTTACAGCAGAGCAGGGAGTTGGTTTATATGGACAACCTGAAAGAGAAGATTTTGGACAGAGTCCAGAACAAGATTTAAAATTCACACTATCGAGGTATTTCTAATGACGGTACCCAAACGTGGGATTTCAGATGAGCCTACAGAAAGTTTTATGGAGCATCTAAAGTTAAGAGAAGGTTTTAGGGAAAATGTATATCCAGATGGAGATAACCTTGCAGCAGGAACAGGACATTTATTAACTGCTGAAGAAAAGGCTATATATAAAGAAGGTGATAGGATTTCTCCAGAGATTACTAGTCAATGGTTGAAACAGGATTCTTCTTTAGCTTATTCACAAGCTCTTAGTCAGGCGAAAGAACTAGGTATTGATGACCAGGGAATGATAGAAGCATTAGGTTCAGTCAATTTTCAGATGGGGGGAAACTGGAAAAGTAAATTTCCAGGTGTTTGGAAAGGTTTACAATCGGGAGACTGGGAGAGTGCAGCTCAAAATGTACAATGGATTAATCCATCAACTCAGCAATCTGAAAGTGATTGGCATAGACAAACTCCTAAACGCACAGGAGATTTTATGAAGGCTATAAGGCAATATGGCGAAGGCCAAAAAAAAAGCATTGACCCCTCTGGAATCGCTATGGAAGCTATGTCTAAAATTGATAAACCTCTTGGGTATTAATGGCAAGAAACACTCAGAAGAAGAAAGCTCAGAGAAATAAACAACTTTGGGAAAGAGCTGCTACAGGTAATCGTGGCAAATGGCAGGGAAGAAGCCAGAAAGGTCACGAATTTTATTTAGATGAGCAACTTACTAAAGACGAGAGAGAATCTCTAGAAGAATCTGGGATGCCTACATTCACTATAAATAGGATAACTCCTATTATAGAGATTATGAAATATTTTGTTACTGCTAATAATCCAAGATGGAAAGCAGTAGGTGCAACTGGAGATGATACTGATGTTGCTCAAATACATTCAGATATAGCAGACTATTGTTGGTATATATCAAATGGTAAATCAGTTTATAGTCAGGTTATTAACGACAGTTTAACAAGAGGTATAGGGTATTTCCTTATAGATATAGATAAGGATGCTGATTTAGGCAAAGGTGAAGTAAAATTTCGTAATATATATCCTTACGATGTTCACGTTGACCCTATGTCGAGAGATTTTTTGTTTAGAGATGCTTCATTTATATTAGTTAAAAAAGATATTACAAGAACTCAGTTGCAGAATATGTTCCCTGAGTTTAAAGTTAAGATAGGTAAAGCAGGGGGGAATACCAGTACAGTAGATTATTCTTTAATAGATAAAACTACAGCTACTGCCATACAGCCTGAAGATGTTTCTAATCTTGGTATGGCTGTTGGTGTAGATGGTGAAGATGATGACATACTAGGTTACTTTGAAGTTTATGAAAAAAGAAAATTTGCTTTTTATAATGTTTTTATAAGAGAAGAAGCTCCTCCTGAAGTAGTTAAACAGGTAATGGAAGAAGTTAAAACTACTATTGAGGAATTAAAAGCGGAGATGATGGTTCAACTGCAAGAGAAGCAAATGCAGGTTCAACAGGCTTTACAATCTGGAGAGATAATAGAAAGTAGAGCTCAGCTTGAAATGCAAAAAGCTCAACAGCAGATGGAAGAAGCTTTAGTTGCTAAAGAACAGGAACTAATGTCTCAAGCTCAAGAGTCTCTTGTTCGTATTAACCAGATGGTTGTATCTGATAAAGAATTTAAAATTATGTCAGAGAATAAAGAGCTGTCTAAGAATATTGTTAATGCTGTTAAGTTTTTTGAGAATAAAGTAGTTCTCACTTGTAGTGTAGGTGATGATGTTTTCTTATATGAAAGGATGTTACCTATTTCTGAATATCCAATAGTACCTATACCATATATGTATACTGGAACACCATATCCATTAAGTGCTGTTATGCCATTGATAGGTAAACAGCAGGAGATTAATAAATCTCATCAGATTATGTTACATAATGCTAATTTAGCTTCTAATCTGAGATGGATGTATGAAGAAGGTTCAGTTCCAGAAGAAGAATGGGAGCAGTACTCTTCAGCCCCTGGAGCATTGCTGAAGTATAGACAAGGTTTTGCCCCTCCAACTCCTGTCTTACCTGCTCCCATAAATAATGCTTTCTTTTCTATTGTTCAGGAAGGTAAGTCTGATGCTGAGTATATTAGTGGAGTTCCTTCGGCAATGATGGGATTTACACAAGAGCAGCCTGAGACCTATAGAGGATTACTTGCTAATGATGAGTTTGGAACAAGGCGTCTTAAATCATGGATGAGCAGTATTGTTGAGCCTTGTCTTGAGCATCTTGGTAGAGTTTTTCAGCAAATGTCACAAAAACATTATACAATAGACAAAGTTTTTCGTATTGTCCAGCCTGAGGATGGTCAAAAAGAAGGAGGAGAAGAGAAAGAACAAAGAATTAATATTCCTATCTATAATGATTATGGTAAAGAAATAGGCAAATGGCTTGACTACAATTCTGCATCTTTCGATGTAAGGATAGTTGCAGGTACTACAATGCCAATCAATAGATGGGCTTTAATAGAAGAATATTTTAGATGGTTCCAGGCTGGGTTAATTGATGATATTGCAATGATTGCTGAAACTGACATTAGAGGAAAGAAACAAATTATTGAGAGAAAATCTTTATATGCTCAGTTACAAGGACAAGTTCAACAGATGCAAGAATCATTAAAGGACAGAGAAGGAACTATTGAAACATTAGAGCGTCAATTAGTACAAGCTGGTATTAAGATGAAGATTGGTCAAGCTGAGACTGAAATTAGAAAAGATGTTGTGGAAACAGAAGCTCAGCAAAAAGTAGTAAGAGAAGCTCTAAAACAAGAATTTGATACTGCTAAAAAAGACATGAGAAGAGGTGTAGAAACAGTAGTTGACAAAGCACAGCTTTCGGCTGAAAAAGCAGTTGATAAGAAAGCAGAGAATGCTTAAATTTAATTATCTCATTTAATAAGGAGAGAAAATGGAAAACCAAGAAGTAATAGGCAACGCACAAAATAGTGCCCCCGATTCTACTTCTAATGTGGATGCATCTAGGGAATTTTTCGCAGCCCTGGATGGTTCTTTGAATCAAGGCATCCTAGAAGGTGAGCAGAAGGCAACCTCAGACGCTAATAGTAGTAATATACTTAGTCAGAGCCCTCAAGAAGTTCAGGAAGTTACCGACCAATCGGAAGGTAATTTAATGAAAAGGTATCAGGATTCCAGTCGTGAAGCTAAAAGGCTTTATGAAGAAAATAAGTCAATGGAACCTTATATTCCTATCATTAACGCGATGAAAGAAGACCCTCAGTTGATTCGTCATGTACGAGGATACTTTGAGGGTGGAGGAGAAGCTCCTAAAAGCATGAAGGAAAGGATGGGATTAGACGATGATTTTATCTTCGATGCTGATGAAGCTTTATCGAATCCAGAATCGGATTCAGCTAAGATGTTCGGAGCAACAGTTGATGGTATCGTTCAACAAAGGCTTGCTCATTCTCAGCAACAACAAAACGCTGTAACTGAAAGAGCTGCAAAGGAGAACGACTTCAAAAGTAAACATAATTTGTCTACTGAAGAATGGAATGACTATAAAAACTTTGCTAAAACACACAAGCTGACATTTGATGATATTCTTTATTTGAAGAATAAGGATACTCGCGAAGCCAATATTCAGCAGAACGCTAACGAAAATGTAGCGAGACAGATGCAGAAAGTTCAATCTGCACCAGGCTCATTAGCTACTACAGGTAGTGCTCAAGTCGAAACTAATCAAGATGATTCCGTCTTTGACATTCTCAAGGGAGTAGATTCTCAACTTGAATCGGCATTTGGTACATGATGTACTAATGCCCTAATTGTCAAATAATAAAGAAGGAGTTAAAAAATGGCTGACATTTTTCAACTAGGTTCGTATGGAACTGGTTCTTCTTCGATTGGGCAAACGCCCTCAACACTTTCTACGGGTGACCTTAGAAGGCGATATAACTTTGGCGATAGGGTTTCTGAATTAGCAATAGCTCAAGACCCTTTTTTCAGATTAGTATCTAAAGTTGCGAAGAAATCAGTTGACGACCCGGAATTTAAATTCACCGAAAGGCGACCTTCTTTCCATAAACGGTATGCATATCCTGTTGCTTACAGTAATGATAATTCTACCTGGAATGCTAACTACAGTTCTTCTGTAGCTACACAAGGTGATAATTTAGAAACTGCAGGCAATACGATATACGTTAAGATGGCTACAGACTATAAATCTGCAGGTAATCTGACTAACATTTATGGGCAATCTAATAATGAAATAGTTGTTGGTGCTGATGGCACTCAACCTGCTTTTTATTTAGAAGACCAGCTCATTAAGGTTAATTGGAGTACATCTGCAGGTGGTTTAGTCTTAACATATGCTATTCTTCGTGTTGATTCAGTAACGGCTCAGGATTATTCTGCTGTTACTAACCATAC